TTCCAACCCCACAATGCAGCCTTTACAGATTTAGTAATTACGCCCCAAGCTGAAATCTTTTCCAAACCAAGACCTAAGCTACCAATTTTCATTTGAGCAGTAGCTGTTGCTTTTTTAATAACAGCCGCATCTAATTGCTCTGCTTCCATGCCCAGACTATCAATAGCTTGTGCTCTAAGAGTTGTTTGATTAGGAACTGCTTTGCCAGCTTCTTTATATTCTCTTTCCAAAGTCATCATTTCTCTACTGACTTTGGCATTATTTCTGCGCAAGTACTCAGTAGCAGCATCTGCGGCTTTCATGTCTTTGTTTTGGGCAAGTACAGCTATTTCATCAGCAATTTTATCTTCTAAAGCACCTGCAGCACCTCTAAGAGCCTTAATGGGACTTGAAATAAATTGTTTTCCTTTAGCCAAGGTACTGCCTAATTTCTCAATTCCTTGAGATATTGCACCTTCTTGAACTTTCTTTTCAACAATTATTTCGTAGACTTTCATTACTTTAATCCCTATAAGATATTTATCATACTGTAAAGATGAACTACGTTCATCTGTTCTTCGCTTTCGCTCGAACTTTTTGTTTCTTTTTTAATTATTATCAAGTGCGAAGCACTGTTAATATTATCTAGATTGTTCAGTCACACTTTGCCCAGGCAGGGCAAAGAATAAAATAACATTATCTGAGTTGCACAATGTCACACTAGCGTTACTGCATTACAGTGGCGGTTGTCCGGTACCACGAGCAGAGTCTTTATCACAACGGCGGCTTACAAATATACGCTAACATATTTGTAAACGTGGGTTTTTCACCCTCTTTTTGCCTTTTTTACTATTTTTAAACAACCAAACAGCGGCATTTTGCTATCATCGTCCTGTTAAGGATAGTGGTTGAGTACTCACAACGGCGAGAGATTTCCGTCCCTGCGACCCGAGGTCCAGGTATAGAGCGCACGAAATTAGCCTGCGCCAGCTTTAACCGTTTAATTGTTTGCCTTTAATGTGGGAACCGTGTACCCGAACCTGTATGTGCCCGTTATAATAGTCGTCAGATTCTAAAACTCTACGACTAAATTGCTCTCTTGCCTCTATGTAACTGCATTCTGATTTGGATTTACAGTAATAAAGTATTTCTCTACGGAAGTTTTCGGTACCTAACTGCGTAACATCTTTGCTAAGTTCAGGGCTAGAACCATAATATTCTTGCCAGTCGCTATCGATTTTGCTACGGATTTTCTTTTTTTTCTTTGTGCCGTTCTTTAACTTTACAGTTTTGTAGGTCGTTTTACTAAATTTTGCTAATTTTTTGCCTATGTACATACGCCCGGTAATTGTATTTGTTATATTATAAACAAACCCAACACAATCTTCGGGCAATTCTGTGATTAATTGATTTTCGTAGTACCAAGACATACACTAGTTAGTGTTATCCGGATCCTCCGACTGTGCCTTTTGATTTTCTTTCTTTGCTGCCTTGTCTTTGTCCAGCCACATTCTATATTGTTGAACATGCCCTCTACGTTCTTTTGCTATGATTCTAATCTGCGCCAACCAGTAGCGCATGTTTTCGCCTGCTCGTCTTGAGCCTCTTGATTGCCAATTTTGATTTGCCTTGAAATATTCTCTAAAAGCCAGCATGAGTCTTTCATGAGATTCCTCATTTTGTTCTGGACTTGGCTCTACATGCTTAGACATTTGGACCTTTTATCTTCTCCAACAGTTGATAATGTTCATATTTTTTAACATATTCTGATTCTTGGTCATAAGTTGCACACTGATTTAACGCCTGTTCACATGCCCATTTTAACAAATATAAGTCTTTTTTACAATCCCATTGACTATTTGTATTGCGTCTAGGACTGTTTACTTCAGTTTTTATACGTTTTATAAGCTCAATGGCTTGACCAGTGGACCATTCCTTCACTCATTGACCTCTAAATCATTTGCATAACTGGTGTAACCGTTTTCTTTAATAACTTTTAGCACATTGTTTACACGACCAATTAGTTCATCCTTGTGACTGATTAAGAAAATATTCTTTTTACGTTCACGCGACATCTTTTTAAGTACAGCTAATGCGCCCTCAACACCAGATGCATCAAGTCCGTTGTCAATAAGTTCATCGACAAACAGTAAATTAATCTGCTGATACAAACTTTCCCATACATCTCTAAACGACCAAGACAGGCCTAGAATCAAACGATTACGTTCGCCACGCGACAAGTTGTCAAAGTCTAAGTCTTGCCCAAGCTGTGTAATTTCCACAGTTAAATCGTTTTTAAATACAACAGTATGCGGTAAGCCCATCTTGTCTAGATAGTAAGTAAGACGATTGTTTAAGTAGGCTAGATTTTGATCTATAATCTTCTTGCGAATAAAGCTGTCTTTACTTGTAAGTAGTTTAAGCAAGAACTCTTGATGTTCTTTTAATGTATTAAGTGTGTTTACATTATCCCAAGATATTTCTTGCATAGCGGTATTAGTCAATTCATCAATTTGATCTTGATAAGGATCGCTTTCGCCAGCTTTAATTTGTAATTGTGTTTCAAGTGACTTGAGATTGTTCTGATGTTTAAGTGCTTGCTCTATTGTATCGTAATAAGTTTCTGGGCGACTAGCAACTTCACCTGTACCGGCAATCTCAGTTGTAATTTTAGTAAGATCCTTACTGACTTTATCAAAATACATGACAGCTTCATCAGCATTAGCCTGTGCTTGCTTGCTCATTTCTTCATGCTTATGGTCATGTAGTTCTTGTTCACAAGCGTGACACTTTTTATCCTGCAACTTAGCAAGCTCGTCAGCGTATTTTTTTACGCTTCGCTCCGCTTGCGCTATCGCGCTTTCGAGTGTTGCCCTCTCTTTGTTTAGACTCTTTAATTTTCTGTTTCGTTCTTCGTAATCTTTTAACTCGGCATGTTTAATTAATTCGCTATCAATGTCTACATTCTCAAGTTCGACAATAGCACGGCCTATTTTTTCTAGTTCTTGTGTATGCTGATTATTCCAAGCACTTTGTCTAGTTAAAATACCATCAATACTTTTTTGAATATTTTCATTAGATCGTTTAATTGCTTCTATATTTGCAGATTCTTGTATGATTGTATCTTTAGTCTGACGAATTTGTTCTTTAAGAGCTTCTGCTTTTTCACTCAGTAGAGTAATGCCAAGTAATTGTTCAATAATAACTCGTTGATCATTGGCCCGCATACTAAGAAACGGTTCTGTATAAGTGTTTAATGCCACAATATGTTTAAACATATCGTGACTCATACCTAGCAAATCATCTAGATCTTTCTGCGTTTCGCGCATGTCGCCTTGTGCGTCATCTGTTTCTTCTGTTTCTTGTGCTAGATTATTAACAAAGAATTGCAATACATTTGGTTTGCGTCCACGCTCAATACGATAATCAATGCCGTCTTTTTCAAATGCTAGTGTAACTAACATGTTCTTATTGTTAATCTTATTAATAAGATTATCTTTTTTAATGTTAGTTAACGCATTACCAAACAATGCATAGCTAAGGGCATTTACAATAGTTGTTTTGCCCGTTCCATTACGCGAACCGCTGTCATCTCCGCCTTGATCTAGATTTTCACCTAGGACAAGAGTTAAATTTTCTTGTGCAAAATTTACAGCCTGGGTTTGATTGCCCACGCTCATAAAATTTTTAACTGTTAATTCTTTAATTTTAATTGTCATAGGCTATTATAAATGGCTAATAATGTATTTTTATCAAATTGATCTGAATCAATACTTATAATTTGGTTGCTAACAATTTGATCTACACTTTCAAATGCTTGTATATCAATGTTTGTATTGATTTCTGTTTCTTTCTTTTCTGCAATAAGTGTAAGTTCGCGGATGTCGTAATCAGCCATGAACTTTTCTTTAATAAAACTTGCTTCTTCGTAAGTAATATCAATGTCTAGTGTAACACGTAGATGTTGCTTGGGTTTAATAACTGTGTCTGCTTCATCAATCAGCTGACTTAGTTTAATAGTTCTAAATGTAGGTTGAGCTGGCCAGCTGTGATATTCAGGTTGCCCGCCCCATTCTAAAATCATCATGCCACGTTCATCGTCCCATGCATCCGCATAGTTGTGCGGAAAGGCATTGCCGATATAGACCATATTCTTTTGTTGCTGACGTTTGTGAAAGTGCCCGCTAAATCCTAATTCATAGTTTTTAAAACTGCTAAGTTGAATTTCTCCGTGATCCGGCATTTGAATCATTGCATTCATAAAGAAACTGGGTAATTCAAAGTGACCAAAGATATACTTGCCACCTTTTTTGCCTACAGCTTTCCATTCTTCTCCAACCAACCACGGACAAAGGGTAACATCTCCAATAGTAGTAGGCTCGTGTACGACAGTGATGCCAGGAATATATTTTCCAAACTCCACAGAGTGTATGTCCCGTTTATCCTTATAATACAAATCATGATTACCAGGAAAGAAAAAGAACTGATCAAACGCCTGCCCCAACTTTTCCAGGGCCCTAAGGCTATAATCCATTGTAGTAATGTTAAGGCTATTGCGGTTATGATGCCAATCGCCCATAAAGATACCTGTATCACAACCCGCCTCCTTTGCTTTAGCAATATACCAATCTACAAAATCTTCACAGTCTTGGTTATGTGTGTTACTATTAGACTTTAATCCAAAGTGTATATCTGTAAAACAAGCAACTTTTTTAAATAAATTTGTCATTCGGCACCTTCGTCGAATCGCTTAACAGCGGCTGCATGCTCCCCTGAACCGGTTCTGCTATAACTTGGATTCATACCATTAATTTCTAAAATGTCATCTCGAATATTTTGATTGCGTTTTTCTGTATTGATAACACGAACAAAACTATTTGTAACAGCTGCGGTAAAATAAGCAAACGGATTATCGCTTTTAGACTCATCAAATTGTAGACCAATTTGTGTTAATTGCAAAATAGCCATGCCTTTCATTTCGTCGTTATAGGTATAACCCCGAACATTACCTCGTGTAGCATATCGTTCGCATAGTTTGATCATCATCTTAGCCAGTGTATTTGATATAGATCCAGCATCTTTGTCAAAATGACCCTTTTCTAGATCACCCTTCCAGTGACTTTTTCCAACACATATTAAGTTTTCTGGCGCATCGTCATCAAATTTCCAATGCTGGAACGGAGGAAAGTTCACTTTGTCTCTATGATCTGCAAGACTTTTTGGATTCTTTTTACGAGTTCCGTTTAAAGGAATATGATCAAATGTCATAATCCTAAAAACAACATCTGTTTTGGCTATTTTTTTATAATCAACTTCACAATCTGCGATTTTAATTTTTTCGCCAAGCGATTTTCTCCGCTCAAATTCTTGCTGACCCATGCGTTTAGCACGAACACGCTTGGCTTCAGCTATGCTTCTGATATTAATTTTATCCACACTAGGTAGAATTAGATCATATTGGTGATATTCTGGTTTTGTAAAACTACAATATGATGTTTTACTTCTGTGTATTTCTAACAACATATCTTTGTTGTTTAAATAGTTAACTTTTACTGTCATCCTGAGAGCCCTCTTATATGTAATTATAAACTACGTACATAATAAAGTCAAATAAATAGAGTATCAAAAGGAAAGAAACACTATGTCATTTGGCGATTCATTATTAAACACTGCAACATCTGTAGGTGGTATAGCGGCCGGTATTGGTATTGCTAGTAATCTGAGCGCGGCACTTGGTACAGGTGCAAATATCCCAGGCGCATTATCAAGCGCGATGCGAAGCCTCAATCTACCTCCTGCGGGACAAGCAATTGCAGGACTATTAGGAGCGGCATCAGCAACATTTGGCGGAGATGTTAGTCCAAATGATTGGAGAGTCCGTTTAAGTTTGAGTAGCTGGTATAGCTTTCAAACTAGTCCTATCCTTGCTCCTTTAAAACATGCAGGCGGCTTAGTATTTCCTTATACTCCTCAGATTAACATAGCCAGTGCTGCCAAATATACTCCAATTAGTACAATACATACAAATTTTACAATGCAATCCTTTCAAAATAGTGACCCTGGAACAATTACTATCACAGCTCCGATGAATGTTGAAGATTCTACACAAGGCTTATATTGGATTGCAGCTGTACATTATTTACGAAGCCTGACAAAAATGTTTAGTGGTCCTGATGCACTAGCTGGAAATCCTCCTCCTGTTATTTTCTTAAACGGTTATGGAAATCATGTGTTTAAAAATGTTCCAGTAGTTGTAACACAATTCTCAACTCAATTAGATAATGATTGTGATTATATAAGTGTTGATTTAGCGGCCACCGGTGGCCCGCTAGGTGGGTTAGGTGGAATTGCATCAGGCTTAAATGATATTGCAGGAATTGCCGGAGCATCCGCTCTTGGACTTGGCGGCATTGCAAACAAACTAAGTAGTGTAGCTTCTGGATTAGGCTCTATTGCAAATATAGCAAACACAGTTTCTCAGTTAGGTGGCGGCAGCGTAACAGGCGATGTTAGCCATGTACCTACAAAAAGTAGTTTTTCAGTAACATTACAACCAGTTTATAGTAGAAGCAGCGTGAAGAATTTCAGCCTCGATACGTTTGTTCAAGGCGGCTACTTAAATAATTCATTCGGATATATCTAATATGGCCAAATATTCAAACACTAGTCCTTGGTATAAGACACCAGTAACTAATAATTATTTAAATATTTTAACTATTCGTCCAGTTAGTGCCGAGACTGATGATTTCTTTTATCACATTGAAGCACAATATGCATATCGTCCAGATTTATTAGCGTATGACTTATATGGTACATCTAATTTATGGTGGGTATTCATGCAAAGAAATTTAAATGTTATCCAGGATCCTATACTAGATTTTGTACCAGGTACTGGCATTTTTATTTGCAAAAAAAATAGTTTAGTAAAGGCATTAGGACTATAATGGGAATATTTGATCCGTTAGGTTCCACTATATCACATGTTGGATCTAGTTTAGTATCTGGTGCATCTAATGCAATAACAGCAGTAGAGCACGGTCTAGCTTCAGGCCTGTCTGCTGCAACTAATGCATTATCTGGTGTAACGTCAGCTCTTGGAAATTTGTCTGGCGGAGTGTCCGGCATTCTGTCTGCTGCAAATAGTTTTGGTTCTTCTTTTGTATCATTATCAGGACCAGCAAACAGTGAATTTCCTTTGCCTAATCCTCTATTTGATTATGCAACTTATAACTGTCTTATTGGATTGGCAGCATTGCCTAAAGATTTTTTAGAAAATCCCGATAGCACTTATCGAGTTGGAGCAAGAGCTCCTTTAATTGCAAAATCTGCCAGCATTGATCCTGAGAATCGAGTTCGTTTAGCAGAAGGATCTTTTGAATTTTATATAGATGATCTTAAAATACATAGTATGGTAGGATGGGAACAGGGTAAAAATAGTAATGCACAGACAATGTCATTTAAAATATTTGAACCATACAGTATGGGATTGTTTTTTGAAGCACTACAAGTTACAGCACAAAAATTAGGGTTTAAGAATTGGACAGATGCGCCCTATATGATAACAATTGAATTCCAAGGAAATAAAGAAACTGGACAGATGGAATTTATTCCCAAGACAGACAGACAAATTCCAATTAATATAACTGATATACAAATGAGAGTTACCAACGAAGGTACTCATTACGACTGTGTGGCCAATCCGTATAATCAAGCAGCACTAACAGATGGTTTTAAAAACTTTCAATCTGATTTGGCTATTAAAGGAACAACTGTACAAGAGATGTTGCAGTCAGGACCAAAAAGTTTAGAATCTGTTATTAATCAAAAACTAAGAGAAGTTGCTAAAATTAATAACATAGAACGACCAGATAGGATATTAATTTTATTTCCAAAAGAAGCTGCGTCAGAAGCAGCTAGTAGTGGATCAACTTCTGGTGACACAGAAGCTAACCCTGATACAAATGCTGCAACAACCGCATCAGACCCGGTCAGTGTTAGCGATAGCAAATCGGTAACCATAAAATTAAATGTGACTGAAAGTGAGCATCATAATTTAATACAATCTAAAGATGATGTTAACGATATTGGTAGAGCTAAAATGGGTTTTTCTCAAACTCGTCGAGGCGATGCGCCTATGGGCAACGATAAAGACGTATATGATGCCGAAGGCAAAATCATGAGTCGTAATCAAAATCCAATTGATGTAAATCAATCAGATATGAAGTTTAGACAAGACACTGATATTTTAAATGCTATAAATCAAGTTATACTACAAAGTGAATTTATTGATCAAACCTTAGACCCTGGAGCTGTTACTGCGGAAGGATACAAAGGTTGGTGGAATATTGATACACAAGTTTATATCATTGGTGAGATGAATAAAGCAACAGGTGTTCCTCCTAAACTATTAGTTTATAGAGTGTTACCTTATAAATTACACATGAGTTCGGGACCTACTCCTCCTAACGTTAAACCTGCTGGCGTTGCTGCTCTTAAAAAACAAGCAGTAAAAGAATACAACTATATCTACACTGGAAAAAATGTTGATATACTTAAATTTGACATTAACTTTAAAGCTAATTTCAGAGGAGTGCTGTTAGCAGATGGCGGCACAGCTAATCAAAGTGTAGTTACTCAGTCCAATACTGGTGGATCTAAAGAAAATAATGTTCCAGAAATTGAAGCTATCACTCCAGGAAATAATCCGTCAACAGCTCCTTCTATTCCTACTAGTGTAAGTTATTTTCAAACACTGTCTAATACTGATAAATTTGGTGGCGGCGGCGCCGAAACTCAAGCTACACGAGCAGCAAGAATGTTTCACGATAGCGTTACCGCAGGTTTTGATATGATGTCTCTAGATATGACAATAGTAGGAGACCCATATTATATTGCAATGAGCGGAACTGGAAATTATACAGCACAAGCATCAACTGAAAACCTCAATGAAGATGGGTCAATAAGTTATCAAACTGGAGAAGTACACATTGTGGTTAATTTTAGAACTCCTATCGATATTGATCTAAATAAAGGTCTGTATAATTTTGGTAGCAATCCTACTGTACCTGTTCATAGTTTTAGCGGTTTATATAGAGTACAATCAATTGATAGTACATTTTCAAAAAATCAATTTACACAAGATTTACATCTATTTAGAATAAGAAATCAAGAACTGGCCGGAGCAGGAACAGCATCTGCTGCACTAGCTGTAACTAGAACTGAGCCATACAAAGGACCGCCTGACTCGGATGAAACAGGCGGTGGCACTAGTGCATCGTCTCCTGCATCGTCAGATCCAGAAATGCAAGATCAAAGCGAATCAGGTGCAGGTAGCACAGAGCCAGGTAGTACAGAAGGCCAAGAGGAATAAGGAACATAATATGGGAAAATCCAACGACCCGGGAATTAGCACAATTGCACAACCGGATCCCAAACCGGGCCCGTTTTTAGCTAAAGTGGTTAGCAATGCCGATCCTACTTACATGGGTATTTTAGAAGTACAAATATTAAGACCAACTGGTGGAAGTACTAGTGAAGGACAATTACATCAAGTAAAATATATGAGTCCTTTCTTTACCGCAACAAATACAAACTATAACGGCGAAGATAACGATTATAATAATACACAAAAGTCAGCGGGATTTTGGATGACACCTCCTAATCCTGGACAGATTGTAATGATATTTTTTATTGACGGAGATCCTAAGCAAGGATACTGGATGGGATGTGTTCCTGACGGCGCCGCCAATTTTATGACTCCCGGTATAGCAGCAACTGAAAATTGTGTAGAAGGCGGAATAGATACGCCATACGGTCATGCAGATCGTGTTCCAGTTGCAGAATATAATAAAAACGCACCTGAAAATAAAACATTAACAGATCCAAACAAGATTAAAAAACCTATTCATCCATTTGCACAAATACTTGCAGATCAAGGATTAATATTAGACGATGTGCGCGGCATAACAACTAGTAGTTCTAGAAGAGAATCTCCTAGTATGGTTTTTGGTATCAGTACCCCAGGACCGTTAGATAAGCAATCGGGTTCGCAAACAGGAAATTACGGTAAACCAGAACATTTAATTAAAAATGGTCCTGTAAGCAGATTAGGCGGCTCGTCTTTTATAATGGACGATGGGGATGATAAATTTTTAAGAAAAAAATCTCCTAGTGAAGGCCCGCCTGAATATGCCGCTGTAGAAGAAAAAGAAAAAGACGGCGATGTTACTCGTCCGCATAATGAATTAATTAGATTACGTACTCGAACCGGCCATCAAATACTATTGCATAATAGCGAAGATCTCATTTATATCACTAACAGTCGAGGCACAGCATGGATTGAATTAACCAGCGACGGTAAGATTGATGTTTATGCTCAAGACAGTATTAGTATACGCACACAAAACGATTTAAATTTTTACGCAGATCGAGATATTAATATTGAAGCTGGTAGAAATTTTAATTTAAAAGTTGCAGAACGCCATCAAACAGAAGTAGGCATGGATAAAATTTGTATAGTCAATGGCAATGTTGCTATTCAAGTTGACGGAACTCATGACGAAACAATTACTGGAGATACAGCAATTAGTATTGCAGGCGCATTAGATATAGATGTTGGTTCGGGTACAAAACTATCATCAGGCGGTGATTTTGACGTCAACACCGGCGGCGGAAATAAGTTTACATCGGGCGGAGATGCAGATATAAAAGCTGCTAATACTACCATTTCTGGAGGTAACATTAATTTCAACGGACCTGCGGCAGGAGCTGCAACAGCTGCGGCATCTGCTACTGCTCCTGAGCCGCTTAGTACTTTTGATAATCCAACAGAAGTTGAAGGCGACACTATTACCAGCATCATGCTACGCATTCCTACAACTGAGCCTTATCCTCATCACGAAAATCTAGATCCTACTATGTTTAAAACAGATTTAACAGATAGAGAATCAGGTAGTGCAATAGATCCACCCGCAGCATGGAAGCAATATTCTACTTCAATTGATACGTTTTCTCGTAATATTCCGCTACAAGGTCAAATAGAAGACCAATACTCTGAGACAATATAATTATGGCAAATACCTTATACACCACCAAAGAAGTTCACACTCTTCCAGCTCACCCACCGCCTATAACAAGACGCTATCGTGGATTTAGCACAGTTAGTAAATCAACTGAAAATTTTTCTTTATTTGATTTTGAATTAATAAAACAAGATTTATTAAACCATTTTTATGTAAGGCAGGGTGAGCGTTTAATGAACCCAGCTTTTGGAACTATAATCTGGGATGTTATATTTGAACCGTTAACTAATGAAATACAAAATCTTATTTTGCAAAATGTAAATGAGATCTTTAGTAGCGACCCTCGAGTAAGAGCCAAGAGTATAGTTATTACTCCTTACGATACTGGTTTAGAAATACAATGTACATTAGAATATCTGCTTTACAACATACAAGAAAGCATGAGATTAAAGTTTGATCAGAATAACGGGTTGACGAGACAATAAACTACCCACATAATTTGATCTAATAAATACACTTATTAGGATGCATTATGAGCTCAACGGATAGACAGAATAACCTGTTAATTGCTGAAAATTGGCAAAAAATTTATCAATCATTTAAAAATGCGGACTTCCAAAGTTACGACTTTGAGAACTTACGCCGCACAATGATTGACTATATCCGAACAAATTTTCCAGAAGATTTTAACGACTACATTGAGTCTAGCGAATACCTTGCCCTGATCGACCTTATTGCATTTGTGGGCCAAAGCATAGCTTTCCGTGTTGACTTAAATGCTCGTGAAAACTTCTTAGAACTAGCAGAACGCAGAGATAGCATACTTCGATTGAGTCGAATGATAGGCTATAATGCCAGTCGTAATCAAGCAGCAACTGGACTTTTAAAATTTAATACAGTTAGTACTACCGAAGCTATTATTGACAGTAATGGTCGAAATCTTGCAGGACAAACTATTCAATGGAATGATCCCAGTAACGTTAATTGGTATGATCAATTTATTAAAATAATAAACGCAGCTCTTCCACAAAATCATCAGTTTGGTACTCCTGTTGATTCTGCTAAAATTTACGGAATTCCTACAGCACAATACAGATTTAATGCATCCAATAATAACGTTCCAATTTATAATTTTACTAAAACAGTATCTGGACGTAGTATGAATTTTGAAGTAACTAGTACAACTTTCAAAGGAAAAACATACATTTACGAAGAAGCACCTAAAGTAGGTAATAGTATTGCCTTTGTCTACAGAGATGATGGATTTGGTGCAACCAGTCCTACAACTGGATTCTTTTTTAATTTTACACAGGGCACATTAAACAATGGTTCCTTCTCAGTAACGCATCCTGTTAGCAATCAAACAGTGGATATTGCTACACAAAATATTAACAATACTGATATTTGGGTATACTCTATTGATCAAAACACTGGATTAGAAACCGAGCTATGGACTCAAGTTCCATCGACTACTGGAAACAATGTTATCTATAATAGTTTAAATTCAAAAATTAAAAACATTTATAGTGTTGTTACTAGAGCAGGTGATGCAATTACACTTAATTTTAGCGATGGAATTTTTGGAAATTTACCTTTAGGACAATTTAGAATTTATTATAGAGTTAGTAATGCGCTTCACTACTCAATAAATCCAGCTGATATTGTCAACATTAGTGTAGCTATTCCTTATATTAGTACAAAAAATAAAGTTGAAACACTTACTGTTAGTTTAAGTTTACCAACTAGTGTATCAAATTCAACTACAGCAGAAACAAATGCTAGTATTAAAACTAATGCACCTCAAACATACTATATGCAAGATCGTATGGTTACAGGCGAAGATTATAATATTGGTCCGCTAAGTGCAAATTTATCAGTAGCTAAAGTTAAAGCTATTAATAGAACAAGCAGTGGTATTAGTAGATACTTTGACCTTACTGATCCTACTGGAAAATATTCTAAAACAAACTTGTTTGCTGACGACGGAGTATTATACCAAGAGATTTATATTTCTGATATAAATTTTTCATATGTTACACAAACTGATATCCAAGGTGTGATTTATAATACTGTTTACGATTTATTAAATACACCTGACTTACGAAATTTCTATTATGCAAATTACTTAGATTTTTTAAACGTTAGTCTTAATATACAATGGAATGCTGTCACTTCTGATAGTAATAGTTCTACTGGTTATATAAGTTTAATTAATAACACTCCGGGAATTTTTCTTTCTCCGCTTAAAGTCGGAACTTATGCATCGACTGATTTAAAATATCTTACAGTAGGATCTTTAATTAAATTTGTAGCACCAACTGGATTCTATTTTGATACAGCTAATAATAATGTTCTTATTTCAGGAACAGCAAATGTGTTAAATTCTTCAACATATGTATGGGCAGAAGTAGTAAATGTTGTTGATAATGGAACAGCCGGCGGCAAAGGTATATTACCGACAAATGCTGGACCAATAACATTGAATAAATCAATTCCAAACACAGCTATTGCTACGCAGGTAATTCCTCAGTTTACTGTTACTATTAGTCCTACAGTTGTTACTGGCATGATAGATAAAATATTTACTAATCTTAATTTTGGGTTACGCTACGATGCAACTACACAAAGTTGGCAATTAATTTCAGCAGCTAATTTAAACACAGTTGATCAGTTTAGTTTAGGTAATCAGGGGAATACAGATAATTTACAATTAGATTCTAGTTGGTTGTTATTGTTTACCACAGACACTGAAAAATATACTATAACAACAAGAAATTTACGTTATATTTTTGAAAGTGATAAAAATGTCACTTTCTATTTTGATACAAATGCAGTTGTTTATGATACTGTATCAAGTACAACTGTGTTAGATACAATTAAAGTACTTAGTGTCAATACTAAACCTGACAGTACTAATCCGTTTACATTAGATTTAACATGGGAAGTCACTTCAGCTTATACTGGAAAAGATGGCTATATTGATCCTAAAAAGATTATATTAACATTTGCAAATTCTAGCGGATCTAATGTAGTGGATAATCCTCAGCTATTTTTAGATATAGTTGATCCAGCAATTAACCCATTACGTAAGTATGTTGTTGAACAGAGATATTCTATATCAACAGGCCAAGAAGATTACAAATATGTATTAAATGATCCATATAATGGTCCAGTAAGAATTTTTAACAGTCGAAGTGATCCTAGACTAGGATCGTTACAACAATATGCAGATGGATCGTATTTTTACTTTGTTGATTCTGCTACAGTGTTTAAGTTAACAGCATCTACAGGAAAATTATCTCCTACTTTAGATTATAAAGTATACGTTGGAAGAGATAGATTGAAGTTTCAGTATGTTCATAGTGCAGACTACGATAGTAGAATAGATCCAGGTAATAGTAATATCATGGATATCTATATATTAACTACTAGTTACGATACATTATTTAGACAATGGGTAACTAACGGAACAACAGGAGTCAAACCGTTGCCTCCTAGTAGTAGTGAGTTAAACAGTATACTAAGTTCTAATTTAAATTTAATCAAATCTATAAGTGACGAAATAATATATCATCCAGTAAATTATACATTATTATTTGGATCAAATGCTGATATATCCTTGCAAGCAAATTTTAATGCTATGATAAATTCAAATAGTGCTGTATCGAATTCAGACGTACAGGCACGAATATTAAAAGCAATTAATACATTCTTTGCATTAGATAACTGGGATTTTGGAGACACATTTTATTTTACGGAGTTGAGTACATATGTAATGAATCAACTAGCACCTGACTTAATTTCATTTGTAATAGTTCCAGTGCAACCTAATCATTTCTTCGGAGCATTATTTGAAATACAGTGCTCTACTGATAGTATATTTTTAAGTTGTGCTACAACAGATAATATTATTATTGTAAACGGATTAACTAGCAGTAATTTAAAAACTATCGGCGCATCACCAACAAATAGTCTTACAACCAACCAAACAGTGACTAGCAATTCAATCGGAGGAACTATTTAATGGCGACAAATATCAATGGTAAAAAAGGTCTTAGCGCAAATTTATTGCCAAGTTTTTATCAAACTCCTGCAAACAAGAAATTCTTACAAAGCACTATAGATCAATTATTTCAACCTGGTACGCTTACAAAAATTAAAGGTTATATTGGTAGAGAAAATGCAAAAGCAAGTACTGGTAATGATGTTTATCTTAAATCTGCAAATCAGATTAGACAAAACTATCAGTTAGAACCGGGACTTGTAATTAAAGATTCATCGGATAATATTGCATTTTTTAAAGACTATATTGATTATATAAATCAAATTAGTATTTTTGGCGGCAATACTTCTAATCATGCAAGATTAAACAAACAAGAATTTTACAGCTGGGACCCGCATATTGATTGGGATAAATTTGTTAATTTTCAAAATTATTACTGGTTGCCTTACGGTCCTGACACAATTACAATTTACGGTCCTCAGAATGTTATTAGTACAACATATACTGTTAAGTTACAAACAGAAGGATCTAACAATCAATATGTTTTTACACCAGACGGTTCGACTCCTAATCCTGACTTAATACTCTATAGGGGTAAAACATACAAATTTGATATTGACAGTCCTGGCAATCCATTTAGTTTTAAAACAACTAGAAGTACTGGATCTTTAAATCGCTATCAGCGTTTAAATGCTGTGGACAATTATGCAGTTGAATCTGGAACTATTACAATTTCTATACCAGAAGATGCGCCAAGCATTTTATATTATCAAAGCGAAACTGATATAACATCCGGTGGCGTGATTCAAATATTATCAATAGATGAAAATACAAATATTGATGTTACTTTAGAAATTCTAGGTAAAAAATCAGTTACATTAAGCGATGGCACTTTATTAAGTAACGGCATGAAAATTGCATTTGGTGGCAATGTACAACCAGCAAGTTATGCTGTAGATCAATATTATGTTGAAGGTGTTGGTAAATCTATTATACTAGTTCCAGCATCTGTATTAGAAGTTATCAGTCCATGGTCAGTGGATGAATCAATACCTTTTGATTCAACTCCTTTTGATAAAGCACCATGGGAAGATGCCACAAGTTATGCTAGCGAAGTAGATTATATAACAATTAATCGCTCTAGTCGAGATCACAACCCTTGGAGTCGATATAACAGATGGTTCCATAAAGATGTTATTACTGCAAGTGCATTGTACAATAACACTACTGTTGGCTTAGATCAAACTCTTCGTGCTGTTCGTCCTATTATTGAATTTGAAGCAGATATTCGATTGTTTAATTTTGGTACAACCGCAATTTTTGACATTGACATCTTTGATGATACTACTGGTAATACTGTATTGAATAAACATGCATTGCCTGTTTTTACAGCCATCGAAGGCACAACAAGTTACCAAGCACCTACAGGCAATCCGTCGGTTTCTATACCATTATCGGATGGTATGCTAGTTTTATTTACAGGCGACCCTGATCTGTTAGTGCAAAATAAAATTTATCGAGTAGAATATATTGATGTAAAACATGTTGCACCTACTGATAATTCACCGTCGGGCAGTAAACAACTTCACTTGGTTGAAATTGCATCACCTGAGTTAAATCAAGTAGTGTTAGTTAGACAAGGAAAATATCAAAGTCAGATGTTTTGGTTTAACGGTAGTTCTTGGATACAAGCACAACAGAAATTAAAAGTAAATCAACCACCGTTATTTGATATTGTTGATGATAGTGGAACAAGTTTTGGAGATGAGTCTGTTTATACAGGAACTACATTTAAAGGTTCTAAGATTTTTTCTTATAAAATAGGAACAGGACAAACAGACTCTAAATTAGGATTCCCATTAAGTTATCAAAATGTGAATAACATTGGGGATATTGTTTTTAACTTTGACCTTGCAAATGATGCTTTTGAATATAAAAAAGAATTAGGATTAATATCGCAAAACATAAATGTTGGATACTTGTCTTCTTTAAACTACGGCGGCAATACAATTTATAAAAATGGCTGGCAAACCTGTACTACTGAAAATGTTCAAGCAGCTGTTAGAATTTATAAAAATTCTGGATTAACTAAATCTTTTCAGTTAGATATATTTGATAATCATAATAAATTAGAAGATTTAGTAGTCAAAGTATATGTTAATGGACATCGACTATCTAGCTCTAATTGGAATTTAGTTAATTCAACTCCTTACAAACGAATTGTTTTAACTACACCTATTAGTTTAACAGATGTTCTTACTGTAAGAGCATTTTCTTCTCAGCCTATTAATGCTAACGGATACTACGAGGTTCCACTTAATTTACAAAATAATCCGTTAAACGATAATATGCTTAACTTTACACTAGGTGAAGTTATTGATCACGTTGGAACTATTGTAGACAATTTGCCAGGATTTACAGGAGTTTTTCCAGGCAATAGTACATTAAGAGATTTAGGAAATATAACTCCTTATGGAACACGATTTGTCCAACATAGTGGCCCACTAAGTCTAGGCATATATCATGTTACATCAGAAACTAATAACATTATAAAAGCAATTCAACAATCTCGAGATGATTATAATAATTTTAAACGAGTTTTTATTGATACGGCTAGTAACTTAGGAAAAGATGGCGACCCTATAACTATAACAAATTTAGTTTTAGAAAAAATAAATGCAAACAAACCAAATACTGCTCCATATTATTTTAGTGATATGGTGCCCTACGGTGCATGCATAGTTTCTGATCTTTCAGTAGTAGATTATCGAATTAAAAAATACCCTTTAAGCACAGTTTTCACTTTAGACAAATTAAGTAATAAAGCGGTTGGCGTATATTTAAATGGTACACAATTGATAAATGAACAAGATTATTCGTTTAGTAATCAAGGTTTTGTTATTATTGCTGATCGGGTTAATCTTAAAAATGGCGACACTATTACTACCTACGAGTACGATAGTACCGACGGATGCTTTGTACCAGCAACTCCTACTAAGCTAGGCATGTATCCATCATTTGTTCCACAGATTTATACTGATACAACATTAGTTAATCCCCAAACAGTAATTCAAGGACACGATGGCAGTATTGTTTTATCATACGGTGATTATCGAGATGATTTGTTGCTAGAGTTAGAAAAACGAATTTTTAATAACATTAAAGTAAAATACAATACTGATATCTTTGATATATCTGACGTTATTCCTAGTTATAACAGAAATACAGATTATACATTATCTGAATTTAATCAAGTATTAGCTCCTAATTTTTACAAATGGACTAACTTAATAGGAAAAGATTTAACTACTCCTTTAAATTATGATCGAGCAAATTCATTTACGTATAATTACTCGTTAAACTATGCTCCTGATATTTCTACTAGTCTTCCAGGTTACTGGAGAGGAGTTTATAGATATTTGTTAGATACCGATCGTCCTAATATCTGTCCGTGGGAAATGCTTGGATTTACTATCGAACCTAGTTGGTGGCAAGATGTTTACGGACCAGCACCTTATACTAGCAATAATTTACCATTATGGCAAGATATTGCAAACGGCACAATTCGTACACCAAATCAATCGGCAATGTATTCTAAAAAATATGCAAAGCCTTTTATATTAAATCACATACCGGTTGATGAATCTGGAAATCTTATTAGTCCGTTAGATTCGGGAATTGCCGGAGGTTCGTTAAATCCAAACATAGATAATAACTTTGTGTTCGGAGACGGCAGTCCAGTTGAAACAGCGTGGTCAAGAAGTAGTCACTATCCGTTTAGTGTTTTAATTTCTAGTATTTTATTATTTCCTGCAAAAACGTTTGGAATTTTGTTAGACAGATCTCGCATTAAACGAAACCTTGCAGGCCAATTAATATATACCGCAACTGGTTTACGTATAACACCTGCAGATATTATTTTGCCAAGTATATATTCAAGTAAGTCTAGGGAACAAACAGCTGGACTTATAAATTATTCGGTTGATTTAATATTCAATTATATTTTTAGTAATAATCTTGCAAATTATAATTCTTATCAATCTGATTTAAGATCAATGTTACCTCAGTTAAGTTATCGCATGGGTGCGTTTTCTAATCAAGGTCAATTTAATTTGTTATTAGAATCTAAAACACCAACCAGTTCTGGTAATGTTTTTGTCCCAACCGATGACTATAAGATATTTCTAAACAAATCCAGTAGTATAAAAAAATTAAATTATAGTGGTGTTATTATCACAAAGCTATCTACAGGTTTTGAAATTAAAGGTTATAGTATAACACAACCTTATTTTAATTATTATAGCCCTAACAATGTTGGAGTTACAATAAATGTAGGTGGTATATCTGAAAACTATTCAACATGGACCGCAGGTCAACAATATGCAACCGGTCATGTAGTAAAATCTGATAATGTTTACTATAGAACAACAGTTACACATGTTTCATCTAACACATTTAATTCAGATTATTTTGTTGCATTGCCTGACTTGCCAATGTCAGGCGGGGTATCGGCCAAATTAAAAAATTCATGGGATCGATCATCTGTTAATGTTGCACCGTACGGAACTTTAATTACAAAACTACAAGATGTTGTTGATTTCTTATTAGGATACGGAGAATATTTAAAAGATCAAGGATTCTTATTTGATGACTTTAATAGAAATCTTTCAGCAGTTGCTAACTGGGAAACTAGTGCAAAAGAATTTATGTTCTGGTCAACTCAAACTTGGAGTACTGAACAAGATAAATGGAGTGATTGGTCTGCATCGCAACCTTATACATACGGCACAATTGTAAGATACGATGGCGACTACTATAGCGCATTATTCAATATTGCGCCTGCAACTATTTTTGATTATACAAAATGGTCAATGTTACCAGGTTTGAGTAATGTTGGTAGTAGTGTAATTAGTTTAAGTCCTAGCGCAAATGGTATAACTTTTGTCACTGACTTGGCTGTAGTGGATAGCATTACTAGTAATTTTAATCCTTATGAAATTTTTAAAGTTGACGGAACCCCCTTTGAAATAGCTCATATAGATAGTTACCGACAAGAAAATACTGTAACTTATAGTCCTCGTACTACAGATGGAATTTTTGGCGCAAGTTTTTACCTAGTTCAAAACGAACATATTATTGTTGTAAACAATAAAACAATATTTAACGATATAATTTACAGTCCTGCTAGTGGATATAGACAGGAACGATTAAAAGTTTCTGGATATGTTACTACTGATTGGTACGGCGGCCTTGACATACCAGGGTTCATATTTGACTCAGCAGCAATAAAATTATGGGAATCTTATCAAGACTATTCAATTGGTGATATTGTTAATCATCAAGGATACTATTATAGTGCTCCTAAATTATTAGGAGGAACAGCGGTATTTTCAGCAAGCGACTGGACCTTATTACCTAAAAAACCGTCAAGTCAGATTTTGCCAAATTGGACAAACGTTGCAACTCAATTTACAGATTTTTATAATCTTGAAGTTGATAGTTTTAATACTGACCAGCAATCGATGGCTCATCATTTGATTGGCTATCAAAAACGCCAGTATCTTGATAATATTATTCAAGATGATGTAAGCGAATTTAAATTCTATCAAGGAATGATCCGAGAAAAAGGAACACAAAATGTCCTTAACAAATTATTTGATGTGTTAAGTTCTGATAATCTTGAAAGTTTGGTATTTTATGAAGAGTGGGCGATTCGTGTCGGACAATATGGTGCTGCAAATGCATTTGAAAATGTTGAATTTATTTTAAATCAAGAAGATTATAATAGAAATAATCCGCAAGCTACTCTGTTAGTAGAACAATTTAACTCATCGGTTAGTACATTTGTTA